GATTGATGGTGCTCCAGAGTCCTGGATGCATGGGTTTGGGCCAGGTGCCAGCGTCTAGCCAGGCATAGCCAAGATGTTCATGATTGAGTCTGGGCGTGAATTCAGTGTCGATCACACACACCCAGGTGTGATATTCAAATGCCTGGTCCGCAGAAGTAAACTTTTCCAAGGGCATCAGACGCAGGTAAGTGGGAAAGAATCCCAGTTCTTCTATGCACTCACGTTCCATGCCGCCCAGCAGTGTTTCGCCAGTTTCAATTTTGCCCCCAGGCAAGCCCCAGGCTCCAGGATGTTTTGTGTCATTACGCAGCAGATACAGATATCTACCAGTGTCTCGGCTGCGGAACCAAACACCCACTGCTTTCAAAGCACAAGACTCCATACTCCGCCGGGATAAACACCTTGATAGCTTTTGACCCAGGCATCACCATTCCACTCGTATTGTATGCCAGTGGTCATGTTGGTAACATACTGTCCAGCAGCAGCACCCGCAGATCTAAACACCACACGCCAGTAGTTGTTGGAATACTGAATAATATCGTTGGCTTCGGCTACTAGTTGTCTACCATTTGCGCCTATCCAGGCCACAGCAGGAGCAGTGTTGTATTCATCACCAGTGGCTTCAGTCAGCAGGTAACGCTGTCCATCCATGGCAGAATCCAAGCCGTCTTGCGGCCCACTGACCAGGGGGTTGATCACAGCGTCAATAGGATCAAGGGTGTTCTGCGGTGTTGTGTCAGTGTCCACATCAAAGATCACAAAGCGATCATCGTTGGGATCCTGTGCAATTGTGCCAATCACTTCTGTGCCATCTTCTTGCAGCAGTCTAAGTTGACTTATGCCTGGGCGCAGCACACCATAGGTGCCAATCACAGCAGCCCACAACAGATTGCTGTCTGCCACAATTTCTGGCGGAGTCAGCGTGTCGTTGCCCGGTTCCTGGGGCAAGCTGACCTGTTGCAGGCATTGTACCTTGTTGCCAATAAGGACCACAGCCCAGTTGAACGGAGTGATCACCTGTCTGGTACCCAACAACAGGTCGTTGTCAGACACTGCATTGTTCAAATCTCCTTGTGCATCGTAGATGCTGGCAATCACACGTTCTACCACGCCCAGTTTTTTGACCTTGGCCGGAGAACTGATCCAGATTGGTATGTTGAATTTGAAAGTCATCATGTCAATGGGATTGTCTGCACCCATTGGTATGCTTCTTGATGTGAACGTGATATCTTCCAATTCCACTACTGTTAGACTGGTCCAGTCAATGTAGTTGTCTGTGCTTTGTATTTCCAGACTGGGATTGAACAAGGTGGAGATTTGTTCAAACATCTGAAACTTTTGATTGGTATTGCTGCTCCAAAAGTCCAGATTGATTCCCATCTTGTATGGCACTGGCATCAGCCGTTCGATTGTGAAAGCATTGCCTTGTGTGGTTTCGTAGCTTTCGGTGTCAGTGTCATAGGTACGTTGACGCACATTGATCTTGCTCACAAAGGTTGGGTCCTGCATTCTGGGTCGATCGTAGTTGAGACTTGAAATATAAAAAGTCATCAAAGGACTGGCTGGCATTGAATTTCTTGAATTCTCCTGCAGGATCACTTGTGCATTGCGACTGGCATCGCCGTAGCGAACTGGCACACGAATTAGAGCAGCCTTGTTTACGCCATCAGTTTCGTTGCCATATTCAATTTGAAAATTGCTGATCATCCGTGTAAACTGCAACAGAAATCTACGGATCTGCGCATCATAAAAAAATTGTTGAATTTTGGTTCCCCTTATCTTCCTGGTGGCCGCGGGTTGGGTGGCAAGAATCCGCCTTGGTCACCGTTGTCTGCACGTGGCTTGAGTATGTCACTCAGGCTCTGTCGACTTGGAATATTGCCAAGGTCGGTTGTGCGCACAGTGTATGTATTGTTCACAAAGCCTGAGCGTTGAGTTTCATTGGTGGGCCCATTGTTCAGATCTGTTCGCACTTTGTCCTCAATCTTGACCCAACGTCGACTATCATAACGAAACAGTCGATTGGGGAAATAATCCAGGCGCAGGCAATAATCACCATCCACAGCCACTGATGGGAAGGCCACGCCGGTTGTGACAGGCAATCCGTTGGGCGGAACACCGTCACCGGTAAGGTAGCCCACAGTGTATCCGTTGGCCACAGGAGTAACATTGGCACCACCTTGTGTGCCGTCCACTGTGGTGCCACTTGATGTGGTCAAACCCTCAGGATTAGCAGGCTGTCCATCAACTGTGGGAAGAATGTAAAACTTCTGGGTGTCATATCCTGACAAGGGTACTTCAACATCAGCCTGTGCCAGAATTGCATCATTGAGCTCGTTGTCTTTGGTTCTGGTACTGAACACATCACTTTGTGTGGGCGGAGTGTACACTTGCCAGTAGGTGGTATTGGTAATGGCTATGTCAGCTGGCACGTTGGTCTTGGCCTGGTAGTACACATCACCTGCATTCACAATGCTGCCAGTGGGATAGTAGTTGCCGTTGTCCCAGATTTGTTCTGTGACCACTGGCTTTTTCAGTATGTCCTTGAATTCTTGGTTGTTGGTCATTGGCGTGGCTTTCACCCGCCAGATATGCGGCAACCAGGTTTGACTCATGCCTTCTGTGGCATAGTCAGCATCTTGCACCACATAGTAGCGAGGCAAAGGCTGCGGAATTTCGTTGTTCAAGGGATGATAATCTTTAAGGTTGGGCACTTCCAGCACGTCACCGTTCATGAGCTTGCGTCCAAATGAATCAATCATGTCGTTGTAGTGGAATGTGATGAACAAGGTGTCATTGTTCAGGAACAGGCCAAATTGGCTTAGATCAAAGTCCACGTCTTGTGCATTGTAGACCCCACGCATGACATAGATGTCCTGATCGTATATTCTGTCGCGGTTTTCCAACAGCAAGAGATCTTGAATATTCAAAGGGCTCAGTGCATCGTAGATTGGTTGAGTAGCGTCTCCGTTGCCGGAAAAAGCTGAATCTTCGCCACCGGTTTGCGGACCCATGTAGCGATGCACGTAGATGTCAAGTCCGCCCACGGTGTAGCGTTCGCTGATGATTCTATCTAGGTATTGGTAATCTCGGGTCCGATTGGGACGCCACATGGAAAGTCTTGGCATAGTGTTGTATTTATGGGCAGGTTGACCAATAATCGAGCAAGTGCTACAATAGCTGTATGAAAGTAGTCAAACTGAACCGCAAATTTCGCCAATTTCGAGAACACGGGCACACCATTGCTCTAAGATTCACTGATTGGGCCGAAGCCATGCCATACGAAAAAATAACCCAGACCCGATTAGACGTTGGTGGCGGGCGGCATGAATCATGGTACAGTTACTTTGGCAACCGCAGCAACCTTTATGTCCTTCGTCCATACTGGATCACATTCCGCAATGAAGCAGATCTTACTTTAGTGCTACTTTCTACTAACTTGACCAAAAATGGGTAATCTGCTATAATTACTGATATGCTTAAAGGAACCACTGTGAAATCTGCTGTAGCAAACAAATCCGTAAAACCCCTGAATCCACGTAGTGCAGACACCAATGTCATGGGACCAGAGCCCACCTGGCGTGAACAGCCCATCAGCAACAGGACCAGTCAAATGACTGCTGCTTTTTCCTGGTACAATTACTTTTACGGCAAAAAAGATGCTCGTGACATGATTGTGAACTATCTGGAACTGCATGGCCGTAAAGCAGATGTTCGTGCTCTCAAAGGTGTGTCCGATTCAGACATTCGACTAACTGCCGGATGGTTGTGCCGAATGAGCATGGTGGGTCTTGACCTGTCTGATCATGAACAAATCAAACTAGACAACATGCTGGCAGAACTGGTTGCAGTCAAGCAACAAGAAGTCACAACAGAGTCCGCAGAACCTGTGGCAGCACGACTGACCATTCAGGATCGCCTGCGTGAAAAAGTAAGCGAGTGTGCCGGAGAACTGGACGGCATGTTTGATGAGTTTATTTTGGCCGGCGCCAAAATGAGTGCAGACTACAAGCCAATTATGTTGATCCGTGGCATGAACGTGGCACCACAAATGGTAAGTTCTTTGTCTGATATTTGGAAACGCAAGCAGGCTGAATTTGAAGAAGTTGCCAAAGGCAAAGACGCACAACTGGCAGAAGGCTACGGATATCTCAGCAAGATTCAGCTACGAAATGTGTTGAAGTTTTGCGAAACTGTGATCAACGACTGCGGCGCATATGTGCAGATTAAAAAGGTTGAGCGCAAGCCACGTGCAGTCAAAGCAGTGTCGCCAGAAAAACGTGCAGCCAAGTTCAAGGTTGCAATGGAATTTGCTGATCTCAAACTCAAGGGATTGCCTGCCGCAAGCCTGGTGGAAAAAACAGAAGCCTGGCTGTATGACACCAAAAAGCGCAAGCTGATACACGTTGTGGCAGACTCGCATGCAGGATCGTTTACTGTAAAAAGCAATTCCATCATTGGATTCAGTGTGTCGGAGAGCATGCAAAAGACTGTGCGCAAACCCGCAGAAGTTGTCAAAGCCATGCAGGCCGCAGGCAAGCCGGCTGCTAGAAAGATCTACAAAGATCTAACCACCACTGAAACAGGGTTCAACGGACGTGGAACTGAAAACCTAGTGGTGCTAAAGGCCTGGTAGTGACGTAAC